AGAGTTGATGGAGTGAGAACTCAAGCAGAATCAGAAGTTAAGGCTTCTGTCGGAGCAATCTATGAATTGCCGTTAAATGCTTCCTGTGAGGTTATAAAGACAATTACGAGGTTATTAGCAGCAGGTTGGTTAATGTTGCAGGAGTATGGCGAGGAGGCTTCAGGAACGAGCAAAGATGGGTCAGTTAAAGTAGCAGAGGCGAGGAGTATGTTAAAAGCCATTAGGGAAAGACGATTAATTTTAAGAGATAATTCAGATGCAGAATTAACTAAAGTATCAACTCCTGAAGGACAAATTAAAGGGTGGCCAGATGACACAACAAAAGATGCTACTGATGACAATGCCGGTGGAGGTATTAAGTTTAGAATAAGTAAAGAATTTTAATATGCTTACATTTGAATTACAAGGCGAGAAACAATTGATTAGAAAGTTTAGAGGAATAAAATTAGCAGGTAGAAATTGGCTACCTACAATGAGGTTAATAGGGAGAGATTTAACAGGAGTATTTTCAGGAGTTGTCTTTGATACTCAAGGACGAGCAATAGGAGAACCCTGGAAAAAAAGAAAAAAACCAAAACCGTGGCCACTACTTGATAGGACAGGAAAATTAAAAGGAGGGTTTAGGTATAAAGCAAAAAGATTATCAGTAGAGATTTATAATATTACAAATTATTTTATTTATCATCAGAGCAATCAACCAAGAAGAAAATTACCAAGACGAGTGATGATGAAATTAGACAATAAGAGAAAAGCAAATATAATGAGAAGATTTCAACAAACAATGAGGAAAAAAATATGGCAGATATAATTAAAAAAGTTATAACTTTATTAGAGGATCATTCTAATTCTAATTTGAAAAGACCATTTTACGATGGCGATCCTGTTATAATTCCACCAAGTAAATTGCCAACTGTTTCAGTAGAATTAACTGGATCAGATATTGACGAGGGGGCAACAGGATATGATAGTCATTCTGATTTAATTACAATTAAAGTTATAGTAGATAAAAGACCAGATTTTAATAAAGAGCCCGGACAAGTTGTAGCACAGAAAACATTAAGAGATTTTGTTAAGGGAGTAGATGATAACGGAAACTTATTAGCAAATTCTATTGTGGGAGTTTTAAGGAAATATCTATCTTTAGACAGCACAGTTTTAGACCAAATGATGTCTATTGACTTTTCTGTCATAAAGCGTGAAGATATAATTACAGAAGAAGCGTGGATTTCCTTTGCGGTTGAGTCAATCGTAGAGATGTCTGCAAGAGAATAAAGGTCGTTTAATCAAAGAAATTAAAGTATGAAATATAAGAATACAAGCAACCAAACTCAAGAACTTATCGGTTTTGGAGTGGTTGAACCTGACGGAATAATAGAAACAAAAGAAGAAATTAATAATCCTAATTTTGAATTGATTAAAGAAGAATCAAAAAAAATAGGAACAAAAGAAAATGCCAACATTAAGCACATTAGAAAGACAATCTAATCTCGGATATTTTGGATTAAAATTAGAAGCAGCAAAAGGAACTCCTTTACAGCCGGCAACTTTCGTTCCATTATATTCTGAAGATGTAGCAATCAATCTAAATATTGATGAGGATAATCCGATAGTAGGAATTAGGGCAGCAAGATATGATTCATTTAGAGGACAAGAAGATTATCAGGGTTCGGTTAAGGTTTTAGCAGAACCAAAAACATTGCCTCATTTTCTAAATATGCTTTTGAAAAAAGGCACAACTACTGGAAATGATACAACTGGATATACGCACCCATTTACATTAGGAGATTCAACAAAGAGTTATACAATTGAGTTTCTTAAGGGAAACATTCCTTTTAGGTTTTATGGTGTAGAAGCAAGTAGCATAAAACCAACTTTTGAAGATAACAAAATGGTTTTAGATGTGAGTATTTCAGCATTAGGACAATTTTCAGTTGCTAAGATTAAAACCGCTACCGGAACTGCTGTCGTTTTTGAAGACGAAAGACCTAATCCAACAAAGGGATTAACCACAGATGATAGTTTAAGATTATATGATGTGAGTGAAGGAACTTATGAAGATGTGACGATTAGCGATATAAATGCTGATGGAAAGACATTGGAAGTTTCTACAATTTCAGGAACTTATGAAGAAGGAGATTTATGCTGGTTAAAACCACTAACTCCAAGTTATTCTATTTCAGCACCATTTAATTGGGGCAGAACAGAATTTCGTTTTGGCACAGGATCCGCTGTTGCTTTAGCCGCAACACAGGAAAGAGTTGAAAGAGGAAGTGAATGGACTCTAATAAATTCATTAGAGGATAATGCTGGTGCTAAAAGAAGTGGCAGTTTTAGACCTGCTTCTTTAGTCAGAACTCAAGGAGATGTAGAAATTAGTATTAAGAAATTCTTTAAAGATGGACAAGACCATAACAGATTTTTGCAAAGTTTATCAAGGGCATTGGTAGTTAGGCACTACTCACCTGCCCACGCAGGAACTGATTTAACTGAAGCAGAATTAAGGGTTACGATTAGTGAGTATGATATTAAGGAGAACTCGGTTCCTCTTAATACCGGAGAAATAGTGTATGGGAATCTTACATTGATTCCAAAATACAAAACAGCTGATGCTCAAATGTTTGATGTAAAAGTCGTTAATAGCTTGGCTGGTGCAACTTACGAATAAGATAATAGGAGGAGGTAGGAGTGGCTGATTTCCTTCCTGCATTGGTTTATTCCTGCCTCCTCTTATTCTGCAGAAGGCTTATGAAACAAATAGATATAACAAAAGAAACCTATGGCGAAAGGATTAACAAAAGTCCTTCTTTTGCCAAAGATGTAATAATAACTCTTTCAGATGATATTTCTATTGAGGTTATGAATCTTTTTAGAAAAGGAAAGGTAGATAAGTGGATGAATCCTATGTTAAAAGAATTGATAATTGATTGGAACTTAGTAGATGAAAAAGGAAAGAAACTACCAATAACCGTAGATGGCTTAGATAGAATTAAATCTATAAAATTAAGAAACTGGATTATCATTACAATCCAAGAGTTTATTGTTGAGAGTTTAGGGGTTTCAAAAAAAAAATAGTTAAAGAATTAATTCTCTTCTTAGATAACGCAGGAGTAAATCCACCTATGGAATATCTTGAGATGTGTTATAGGAGGGACTTTGGAATAACCCATAGGGAATTAATGCAAATGCCTTATCGTGTATTTTTACTTGATATGGAAATGATGAATACCGAAAGGGCAATGAAAAATAATGTTAGGAAAAACAGAAACACTAACAATTTTATTAAAAGGAAAAGATAAGTTTTCAAGAGTTTTTGATAAAGCAAGTGGCAAACTTGGAGGTTTTTCTGGTATTTTAGGAAAAGTAGGAAAAGCCGCAGGAGTAGCGACTGCTGCTATCGGTGCTATGGCAGTAGGGATCGGAGTAAAATCTGTTTTAGCCGCAGCAAAGTTTGAGAAGTCAATGGCAAATGTTGCAACCTTAGTAGATACCAGCACGGAAAGTATGGCAGATATGAAAAAAGAGATATTAGATATGTCAGGCAGGGTTCCAGTTTCAATAGAGGATTTAACAGATGCTCTTTATCAAGTCAGGTCTGCTGGGATAGATGCCGCAGACGCTATGGATGTTTTAGAAACTTCCGGAAAATTAGCAGTAGCAGGATTAGCCACAACTGAAGAAGCAACAAATCTTTTAACTTCTGCTATCAATGTTTATGGCGATGAAACCCACGATGCAAATACAATAGCAGAAATTTTATTCAAAACGGTTAAATATGGTAAGACAACAGTTGCTGGATTAGCACAAGGCTTTGGTAAGGTGGCTGGAATAGCAAAAGAAACAGGAATTAGTATTGAGGAATTATCAGCCGCAACTGCCGTATTAACTACAACAGGTATTACTGCTTCAGAAGCTCAAACATCTTTGAAAGCAATGATATCTAATGTATTAAAACCAACAGCAGACGCCACAAAAGCTGCTGAAAAATTAGGTATTGAATTTAATTTAGGAGCATTACAAGCCAAAGGGCTTTCAGAAATGTTAGTTGAGATAGCCGAAAAAGCAGGAGATGATAAACAAGCATTAGCAGATTTATATGGATCAGTAGACGCAGCTAATTCTGTTTTTACATTAACATCTGATGAGGGTGGAACGAAATTACGAGATACATTAAATGACATATCAATAGCAAGTGGAGCATTAGATGAAGCATTCCAGAAACAAAAAGATACTTTTGAAATGCAATGGCTATTAGTTAAAAATAAATTAAACAAAGCATTTATAGAATTAGGAATTAAGTTAATGCCAAGTATTAAAGATGCAGTAGATAGATATGTTTTACCTGCTTTAAATAGTGTATCAAATTGGGTTGAGAATAATGGAGATAAAATAAGTGCACCTTTTGAACGAATATCAGACATTATGAAAGGATTCCAAATGTTTTATTCTAAAGATGAAGAGACAAGTAAGTTGATGAGAGATAAATTAAAAGAAGAAAAGTTTATCGGACCGGTATTGAAGACAGTAGACTTTTTTGGAGGAGTAAAAGAAAGATGGAATAAATTACGAACAGCACCGGGAGAGGCTTGGTCAGATTACTGGGGAAAATTCAAAGAAGATATCGGTGGCAGTATGTCATCAATGGTTGCTGGTGCAAGAGAAAATAGAGGACAACAAAGTTTTGGATCTAATCCTACTTATAATTTTGATTTTAAGGGTGCTTTTATAGGAAACCCAGATGAGTTTAAAGGTCAAGTAATTGATTTAATAAACCGAGAGTCTGAGTTAGGCTCTATTGGTGGAGAATAATATGGCTTCAATAAAATTTGATTCAACAGAAATATGCAATTCAACATATATACCTCGTTTTGTCAAACACGAGTCTGCACCTGAAAGAGAATTGTCAACATTAAAATTAGCAGGTGAGGACGGAGTTGTTTTAATATCCAAGAGATATGGAGTTAAACATATTACAATTATTGGGAAGTTGACTGCAGCTTCTCGTTCTGCTTTAGATACTGCTATTGATAATTTTAAAGAATTATTTTCTCGTAAAGATAAGAATTTAGATATTAGTTGGGAGGGTAGCACAAGAAGATATGTTGCTACTTGCACAAGGCATAATTTTGACAGGGATTTTTATCACGATTTATTTGTTCCTTGGAGTGCAGAGTTTATAGTGCCAACAGGTTATGGAAAAGATACAAGTCAAACAACTGCTTTAGATTTAGAAAACCAAACAGCGACAGCAATATCTCAAAATGTTTCTTTTAGTGGCTCAATACCTCCTGAGCCAATTTTTACAATAAATTTTGATACAGTTGGGAATTGTGCTGCTATTAAAATAGAAAATGAAGATACTGGCGATTATATTAAAATTGCTAAAGAATTTAGTGCAGCAACTGCTTATATAATTAATACAGAAGATTTACAAATTACAGAGGGAGGAATAGAAATAGATTTTAGTGGTTTATTTCCTAATTGGATAATAGGAAGTAATGGATTTAAGTTAACAACAATTGGTTCAGGATCAACTTTAGATCAATCACAAACTTATAATGCTGGTGGAATGAGGTCAGTATTATATGACGCTGGAGATTTTCCTTTTCAAGCACAATCTTTTATATTATCAGAATCAGGGTGGATACATAAAATGAGTTTTTATGTAGATAAAACAGGTTCGCCAACAGGCAAAATGCAATTCTTAATTTATAGTGATAATAATGGAGTTCCAGGGACTAATCTAAGTGGCGATGGATATGAAATAAATTATGCTGATGTTCCGAGTAGTGCGGCTTGGACAGAAGCCATTTGGGCTACGGGAAGCAGACCATATTTAGAAGCAGGAAAAAGATACTGGATAGTTCTTAATAGTGGCACTATGACAGGGACAGACTCTTCTAATTTTTATGGTTGGAGATATAACCTAAATGCTTCAGGACAAGATAGATATTTAAATGGAAAAGCAATGGCAAGACCAACTGCTTCAACATCGGATCCTTGGGAAGACGGAAATGCAAATGCTCAAGCTGGAGATAATGTAGACCAACAAGCATCAGATATGATGTTTAAGATTTATTATGGAGATGGTGCAGGTGTAAGTCATCAATTAGATTTGGATATTAAATATACTAAACATTGGTTATGAAAAAGATTTATATTAAAGTTTATGATCAGTGGGGCAATTTCAAAACGATTTGGACAGATGCAAAGTTTAATGGTTTTACTAAACAGATGTTTGGAGGATTAGGCAGTTGTATGATAGAGTTAGGAAAAAATTATGATTATAGTGGAGATGATTTACAATTAAATAACGAAGTAAAGATTTATATTCACGATGAAGATTTATTAGCAGGAGAAACAAAATTGATTTATGATGGCTATATATATGAATATGAACCTTGGATAGATGGTGGAGAGCAGGGTATCAGGGTTACCCTAATGGGTTATTATACGACATTGTCGCTTGATATTTATCAGATTATTGCTGACAAGCAAACAACGATTACCGAGTCAGCAGTTGCAACAAGTGTTATGGTTAAAAATCTTATAGATAGATATCGTGCTGCGAGGGACAATCCTAAAATAGAATATACTCAACCCTCTATTGAGGCTTCAGGAGATACCCAAACTTACATTTTTGAAGCAAGAACTTATAGAGAAGCATTAGACGAGATTGTAGATATAGCACCGATCGGCTGGTATTATTATGTGGATGCTGACGGAGTAATGAATTTCAAGCAAGTATCATCAACAACAGATCATACTTTTGTTATAGGAAGACATTGCCAATCTGCGAGGATTTATAAAAATATGGGATACATTAAAAATTTAATGTTGGTTTGGGATAGAGATACAAATTATAAACTTTATCAAAAGCAAGATTCTATTGAGAGATATGGGAGGAGAATGGAGAAAAGATTTGATGCTGGTTTTCAGAACAATGCAGATACTATGGACGATATGGCTAATAAGTTTTTACAGCAAAATAATGAGCCAAGAGTTAAGATAATTGCCGAGATAATAGATAATAACGAGTCAGATAAAGGATATGATATTGATAGTGTAGAGCCAGGGGATACTTGTATTTTTAGAGGATTTGAGGAAGGGTTGGAAAGTATTTTTAATCAAACAATGTTAATCAGTAAAGTTGATTATACATTAAGTAAAATAAGAATTACGGTTGAACCAGTTAAAAGTGGTATTCTTTTTGAACAAAGAAAATTAAGTCGATCAATCGGAAAAATGGCGAGTGAGGGAGTTCAAACTGCTTATGCAGTATAGATATGAAACAAACAATTAACGAAAAAATAATAGAAATGAAACAAGATATTCATTACATTAAATTAGCATTACAAAAAATGCCAACGATAGAGGGTATGAAGTTGGCTAATCAAAAGTTAGTAGAGAAAATCTTTGAAGAATCAGAAAAGAGATATGCCTCTAAAACAATAGAAAAAATTGTATGGGCAACTGCTGGTATAGTCGGCACAGCAGTCTTATATTCTCTTTTGGGGTTAATAATAAAATAGTATGGAAGAATACGGTCGTTGTTATGAGTGTGGAAAACTTTTACCATTAGAAGTATTAAAGCAAAAGAGATTTTTTGTTTATCACAAACATCACGGCGATTTTCATCATAAACTTTTTTGTTATACCTGTCTTAAAAAGGCAGATGAGGCAGGAAAGGAAGCAATGAGAGATAAGTATTAAAAAACCCCTTCCTTTTCAGATAGGGGTGAAAAATTGCTTTATTAAGTTAACTCAATAAGATTTTATCTTTAAAAAGCATTATACTACAATTCAAATTATATGTCAAGAGCAAACAAAGAAATTATTAAAAAAGTTAAGAAATTAAAAAAAGTCGTAAAGTTTCCAAAACCTCGTAGCAAAACAAATGGGGTTTGGAAAAAGATAGATAAAAATGGAGAGTGGAAATAATAATAAATATATGTGGATTATAAAAACAATAAAAAACATATTTAAGAGAAAAGAAACATTAGGATTATTAGCCAAAGATCCAATTGATGTTCGTGATTATCAGTTAGCAGAATTACAAGCACCGGTAGAGTTGCCAGATGAGTTTGATTTAAGAGATAAGATGACTTCGGTTCAAAGACAGAATTGGGGAACTTGCACAGCAAATATGGCTGACGGAGTTAAGGAGTTTTTAGATAAAAAAGAATATGGAAAAGAGATTAAACTATCTCAAAAGTTTATTTATATAAATACTAAAAAGATTTCAGGGCTTTGGGATAATCAAGGAGACTATTTAAGAAATGCTTTTAAGTCTGTATGTCAATATGGTGCTTGTTTAGAAGAAACTTTTCCTGATATTAAAAGATCCTCGTGGAATAGTTATATTAAAGACAGACCATCAGAACAAGCATATAAAGAAGCAGAAAAATACAAGGGCAAAACATTTTGGGCTGTTGGCAGAACATTAGAGGATTTCAGACAAGCAATTTTCCAAAATAAATGTCCTGTGGGATTTGGAATGATGTGGTATAAATCTTATCGTAGTCCTGCGAGTGATGGCAGATTACCTCTACCCGATACAAAACTAAGCGGACACGCAATTATCTGTGTCGGTTGGACAAAAGGTAAACTTTGGTTCAAAAACTCTCACGGAACGAACTGGGGGCTAAATGGGTATGCTTATATTCCATTTGAGGAGTTTGAGAAACACGATATTTGGAATGCTTATGTTTTATTAGATATTAAAGTTCCTAAAAAGCCAGAAATAAAAGAGGGCTGGGTTGCAGACGGATATTTGAGAAAGGATTTTATCAAAGGCGATATTGTATATCCTATTTGTAATCTTAATTTTAGAGATGCTCCTTGGGGTTCAAAATTAAAAGTTTTAGGCAAGGGAAAAAAGATTAAGATATTAGGAGAGAGTAAAAAGACAACAAATATAACTTGGCAAAAAGTAAAGGTCGTAGAAACTTAATAAATATAATCTTATGGTTTTAAATATAACAATTTTAGTAGCATTAACTATTGGAATAGTAGAAGTGATTAAAGGATTTGAATTAGATAAAAGATTTTTACCAATAGTTGCTATAATAATCGGATTAGTGTTTTCTATAATAAGCAATATCGGTGGAGATACCATAATGAATATCTTTGCTGGTATAGGAATTGGATTAGCAAGTTGTGGTTTATTTGATTTCGGAAAGAAAACTATTGCTGGAAAATAAGACGACAAAAACCTTTTTGTTTTTTAATGACCCTTTTGAAACAGAAGGGTTTTTGTTTTTTAGGGCTTGACAAGGGTTTCTTTTTTTTGTAATATCATAAGTAGAGTATGGTTAGTTCCTATAAACTTAATACAGAACAGGTGTAAGGGGGATAGATGTAGCATTGATTGGTTATTGACAAAAGTTGTTTAGGGTCTTGACAAGGGTTTTCAAATGGTGTAATATCATAAGTAGAAAAGGTCGAGTAAGGTAATTAAATAAAATAATATAAAAATAAATTTATGGAAACAGAAAAATATAGCATTACTTCCACAAGCAATTTTGAAGCATACGAAACTGAAGGAAATAACAATTACTTAAATGATGTAAATGTAGAAAATCTTAAAAGTGGAGATAAAGTAATAATTGCTTGGGAAGGTGGTTCAAAGGAAGTAGAAATTGCTTAAGGTTAAAATAAAATAACAAAAAAATATATGTCAAAAGTAATGGGAATTGAAATAAGCGAAGACGAAAGAGAAATGGCAGAAGATATGGGGTTATGGGATTTTATAGAAGAAGACGAAGAAGATGATAAAGAAGATAAAAAAAATAATAAATAAAAAAATATGTCTAATATGTCTTATTGTCGCTTTCAAAATACTCTGGCAGATTTAGAGGACTGCTATGAGAATATAAGCGACGACGATTTATCAGAAGAAGAAGACAAAGCAAGAGAAAGGTTGATTGAGATTTGCGAAAAAATAATACAAGAAGCATAAGAAGTCAGAGAAAAGAAAATAAAAAATTATGAATATAAAAAGACAAACAAAAATTATAAGGATCATTAGTGACTGCGATGAAGTTAATAGAAGTTATATTGCTGGAATGGTTGAAAAGGAAGAAGCAGATAAAGCAATGGATAGAGCAGAAAAAAGAATTGATAAAATGAAGTTAACAAATGAAGAAAAAAAATATTCAGGATTACTTATGGCAGATTGTTTCAAAAGAATAACCAATAGATTAAGAATACCAAAAGAATTAAAACCAAACTTATGCAAATAATAAATCATACAAAATGGAATACATCAGATTTGAGAAATCTATTTTCTGAATGTATCTGGCAAGTTAAAAAGATTGAGGGTAGAGGAAAGAATATAGGAATAAAGATTGAGGTTAAAAATAATAATGTCTGGGAAGAAACAATGAATGGAAGGGCTTATGTGGGATATTATAAGATGATGATAAAAATTGGGACAAAGATAGATTTAACAAAGATTGAAAAACAAAAGGAATTAGCATTTTTATTTATCCACGAGTATTACCACAATCTCGGATTTAGAAGTCAGGACTACAAAAACTATACAAAAGATTGGACTCAAAGATATGATGTAAGTTTTGTTAAAAATTATCCGATTAGATTAGCAGAAACAAAGATAGAATTAAAAAGAGATATACAAATGGAAAGGTATCAGAAAGTTTTAGGATATGTAAAAGAATATCAAAGCAAGGTTAAACGAGTTCAGAACTTATTAAAGAAATGGAAACAGAAACAAAGAAGATATGAAAGAGTGCTAACTGCGGCAGGGAAAATAAAACCTGAATAATCTGGCTACTGACTAAGGGCTTATCTTAGTAGTGTGAACCATTAGATGAGGAGTCAACGATTTAAAGTAAATAGTTGATGTAGCACCTGTTTGGAACATAATCGTTGTTCACAGGGCAACCTCGTGGACGAAAAATGGGGTTAATCAATGAATATAAGGGTATGCAAACATTATTTGAAGTAAACAATAAAATAAGGAAATCAGAGAAAGAGAAATCATTAAAAAAAGAAATAACAAATTCAGAGTATTCTAAAGATTATTTTATCAAGCAGATATTAACTGAGGAATATCTTTGGGATATGAGATGCTGGGATAAGCCAAAAAAGGATTATTCTAAAGAGGAAGTAATAAAGCAATTAAAGAAATGGTTGCAAAAAGATACTTGGTTATGTAATTGTGGTCATACTCTATTCTGTATTGAGAAACTATTATTATATAAGTGGATGGGGATAGATGAAATTGCTGATCTTGTGATACAAAATAACAAAGTTAAATACCAAGATGAAATTGGGACTTGGTAATAAAATTATGAAAAATATAAAAAAACAAATAGAAGAAACAACAGGAGAAACAAAAGAGGATATGGGCTTACAGGAGGAAGTAGAATACTGGGAGGCAGGAGAGGAAGACGAGGATTTTAAGAAAAGAGAAAAAGAAGAAAAAGAAGTAGCAGAAGAAGACGATGATTATTAAAGGTCGTGGTTTAATTAAAATAAAATAAAATGACTAAAAAACAATACAAAGATTTACTAACCAATAATGGTTATATAAATTTTCCAAATGTAAGCGAGTTTTTAAGAAATAACTGCATTGCTGATTACGAGGTAATTGCTGAAATCTTTAATAAGGGTATGAGCAATGATGATTATCATAATTTACAAGAAGCAATTGATGAAATTGGAGATGGAGAGGAAGATGAATAATTGGTTTTAAATAGTTAATATCGGATAATAAAATAAAAAAATAAAAATATGAGATTATTAAAATCCAAAATTATGAATTACAAAGAATTAGAAAAAAAGTTATTAAAAGAATATAGAGTGCTTTGGACTGATTGGAAAATGTTAGATAATAACAAAATGAGAAGGGTAGAAAATAAAAGTGCGAAGTCTTTGATAAAAATGCTTATTGGCGAAGCGTTTAGAGCAGGGCTTAATAGAGCAAGTGAAATAATAAATAAATAATATGTATAGTCCACAAATAAAAGACGAACAAATCAAAAAGATTTATCTCATATCAAGAGAACTTTCATTGCCAATGACAAAAGTCGTGGAGATAGCGATTGATGATTTTATAAAGAAATGTGAAAGATTAAAGAAAAAGAAAAAATGAAAAGTGTGCTATTTTTAGGACTTGACAAACCGCTCTAAATGCTTTACAATATAAGAACAAAGGTCGGAAAAACATAACTAATAAAATAAAATGGAAAACAAGCAGGAAGGTCAAAATTGGGCTTTAGCCCCAATTTGGAATAAACAATTAACATTTGGGAGAGAAGATAGAGAACTTAAAAAAAGAGAAAGAATTTGGGCAAGTGAAATTGGCAAGAATTATTATGAAAGGTATCTCAAAATGAGTGCTATCAAACCTGACTTTGATTATGATGAAAGAACCTTGCGAGTATTTGAAGCAGGGAACTTTTTTGAAAGGATAGTTGGGTTTGTTTTAGTTGCTGCTGGAATTATGATTTATGATAATAAGCCATATAGTATTCCAGAAGACAAAGATCATTTAAAGGTTTCTGTTAGACCTGACTTTATTGCTGGAGGAAAACCTGATTGGGAAAGAGCAAAAAAGCAAATAGATCAAGAATTGTTATTTAAGATAATGCCGAACTTAAAAAGGATAGCCGAACAATTAGTTAAAGAGTTTTCTAAAAAATATCCTAATGGATTAAAAAAGAGATTACTTGAAATCAAATCTATCAATAGCCAAGTATTTTGGGCTAAAAAAGATTATCTCACAGAAGCATATCCACATCATATTATGCAATGTTTTACAGGAATGAAAGCAACAGGAATAGACGAGGGTGGAGTATTCTATATTAGTAAGGACGATTTAACAACTGCTGAATTTGTGGTTTATCTTAATAGCGAAAGATTAAATGAGAAGTGGGAAAAAGATGTTAGAAAGATGACAAAGTATATCAGAGATGGAGTTGAACCACCAAAACCTGAAAACATAGTTTTTGACGAAAGAAAGAAGTTAAGATTTCAATATCTTAACCAGAAGCGAATAATTATGGGTTGCTATACTGAAAATTGGGAGATTGGTTGGAGTAATTATATAAGCAGGATTACAGGGATCAAAGGAAATACACAAAAAGAAGTATGTGAGAAATGGAAGTATAAAATCAAAGCAGAATTAAAAGAGAAGAATGATAAACTGAAAGAAGATTTTAAGGCAACTCCTAAAATAGTAGAAGAAAAGAAAAAGTTTGATGAAGCAACAGAAAAGGCTAAGGCATTAAAGAAACAAAAAAATGACTAAAATAGATATAAATAACGCAGACCACCCATCAAGACAAAAAGCAATTAGAATTTTGAGATTTATTGATGAAAGATGTGAAATAGATTTATGTGGAGTGCTTTATTATGAATTAGAAGATTTTATTACAAAAGTAATAGAAGAAAAAAAGAAAGGTCGTAAAAAATAATATAAGAATAAAAATATGAAAAAAATAAATTTTTACATAGTTGTTCCTATCATTTGTTGTTTAATAATCGGAATAAGTTTAATAATTATTCAAAACAATAAACAAAATTCTATTGAAAGACAACAACAAATTGATATTTTACAACAAGAGAAAATTACAGAACAAGAAAAAAAAGAGGAGGTAAAAAATCAAAGATTGTTAGAAAGTTGCGAACAAACTGCAGTAAGGGATTTTTGGGAATATGTAGAACTTAATGGAGAAAAACAAAACGATGGAAGTATTTTAGCAGAAGCAAGAATTTGGGATAGAGCAGATAAGAGAAAAAAAGAAGCATTAAATAATTGTTATAGGAAATATATTAAATAAAAAGGTCGACAAAGTAAAATAATTTAATTGTGTCAAATTAGTGATATGGATAAAATAATTAACGAAGATGATATACCGGTTATTGAAACAGATGAAAATGGTTATTGGGAAGTTTATCCAAACCATAAAATCTGGCACGATTACAAAGATATGCAATTTAAAGATTACAAAAAAGGTGAAGAAAAATACGGATTAGGAGGTAATTGGATGACATTAGAGGACGGAGATAACAAGGTTAGAATAGTAAGTGAGTTTATTGATTATGGAAGTCATTTTAATCAAGAAACAAAAAAATCCGTTATATGTGTAGGAAAAGAAAATTGTATTCCTTGTCAGCAAGGAGATAAGCCAAGAGTTCAATATCTTGGTTGGATAATAGATAGAAAAGATAAGAAATTAAAATTGATTCATATAGGACATCAGATTTTCAAACAGATTGGAGAATATGCTATGAATGAAGAATATGCTTTTGATAGTATTCCTGGATATGATATAACTATTCGTAAATCAGGACAAGGATTAAAAACAGAATATACCGTTATTCCAGCAAGAAAGAATACTGATTTAACCGAAGAAGAAAAGTTAATGATAGAAGAAAAAATGAAAGATCCACAGAAGATAATTGATAGTATGAAAGCCAAAGTATCAAAGAGTGAGGGAGAAGAAAATACTGAAACAGAAACTACTGAAGAAAAAGAGAAAGAGGTAGATGTCAATGACATTCCGTTCTAAAATAACATAAAAGTATATGGAATCAATAAATGAAAGAGTAATTAAGTTTAGTGGATCTTCTGCCATAGAAGAAGATTTAGAGTTAGGGCAGGAGGTATCAGTTAAAGTTGTTGGAGGAGTGGTTAAAATTGAATACAGGGACAATCAAGACGGGACTTGTGACAAGGTTGCAGTTGTGAAATTAATGTCTGTTGAAAATGAAAAACAAGGGATTGAAGAATAGATTTGACATAGATAGATTAAACTCAGTATTTGCATTTTACTACAAGTGCTTATGGTGTGATAAAGCAGGAGCAGATTGCTTCCATCACATCATAAGTGCAAGTAGTCCGAATTATAAAGAGGGAGAGTTTAATAGTTCTATTTTAAATGCTTGTCCGATTCATAATTATAAATGTCATCTATATAATTCAGAACTGCATAAAACAGAAAATGAAAAAATGTTATTGAAAAAAGTATTAAACATTTTAGCAAAAGAAAATATAAAGTTTAATGATTCAGACAGAAAGTTTTTTGATACTTATAGAAAATTATATGGCTATTGACAAATTATGCATAGGGTCTTGACAGGGTGTTCTCATTTGTTATAATTAAGGTAGTGGGAGGATTGACTTTCTGTAAATAAAATCTTTAGTTCTCCCATTATCATAAATAAAATGGAAAAACAATTAACACTTTTTAAGGTAAGAGATTTGAGAAAAAAGGATCAATTTAAGATAGATGATAAATATCTTAATGGATATGCAAGAGTTTGCAAACCAGTAGCAACAGCAATTTATAATTCATTATGCAGACACGCAGAATTTCATAGTCAAAAAGCATTTCCATCTCAACAATTAATGGCTTATCAACATAATATTTCAGTTAAAACGGTAAGTAGAGCAATAAGAAAATTAGCAGAATATAATATAATCTTAATAGAACGAGATAGAAGCAGAGGAAAGTTTGATAGATATATTTATACACTTTTAGATAAATCAGAATGGAATGTAATCAACCAGCGGACAAAAACGACTACTGGTGAACCAGCGGACAAATCCACCAGCAGACAAAAAACCAGTATGGTGAAAAGGGATACTAAGGATAACAAAGAGTATAAGGATAACAAATATACATATAAGGATAATAAAGAGAGAGAAGCAAAACTTTCTCCTGCTGAAGAAATGAGACTATTTTTAAATGAGAAGGAATATTTTATAAAGGTAAGTAATTTAATAGCAGAAAAATCTGGGATCCAACAAGATTCAGTTTTACGAGAATTATATAATTTTAAAAGTTATTGGTCTGAACTTAATAATAGTGGTAAAAAGCAGAGATGGGAATTAGAAAAAACATTTGAACTTAAAAGAAGATTGGGAACTTGGCTTAGAAATGCAAACAAGTTTAATAAGTCAAAAGGTAAAAACATAATTTTTGCAAATTGATATGGAAATGAGATACAAAATAATACTTTCAAATTGTAAGCAGGGAATAACTATTAGAGAAGAAGAATTGAAGTCAGTTTTAGCAGGAATTAATTCAGGGAGTATTGTAATAGTTAAAGAGGGTATTTTCAATCCAAGTTATTTTGTAGGAATAGTTGAGGATAAAGAACGAATGGACGAAATTGCAGAATACCTAAAATTGGAAAGACCATTAAAAGAACCAAGTCCATTTGCAAAATTATTATCAGGGAAAATGTCAATGATAGATTCTCCTCAGGAGAGAACAAAAATTCAAGAAAAAGTCGCGAGTGAGGAAAGAAAACTAAAAACATAAAAATATGGAAAACATTTATAAATACTTTCATATTAATACGCCTTACTATGGTGCTTGGTCTAAATATGGCTGGGGCAGGGACGATTGGGGTTTAGGGTTGTGCAAAGAAAGAATAGACAGATATGCTAAAACGAATGAAACGATATTTGTGTCTTATAAAGAAAAAAAACAACTATATACTATTAAGGCGAGGAAAGTTCAAAAATATCCAGTTGAAAAATTGTGGAATAGATTAGAGGTTTATATAATACCAAAGTCAAGTTTAAATTATAAGCCAACTCCAAAAAAATTAGATACGATAGAGGAATTGGCAAAAGCAGGAGTCTTTGGATAATTTATGATTAAAAAACAACAAAATGACGAACCGCCACTTAATTGGATAGATCCAGATAAGATGATGCTTATTCTTACAATCATAATTGTAATAACTTCCATCGCATTTGTCTGGGCGATAAATCATTGGGCAAAAGTGCCAGAAGAAGAACAAAAAGAAATTAGTTTAAGTAGTTATTTAATAGCACAAGCACCACCATATCTTTTTACAGAACATAGTATAAGAGCAACCTTGTCAGCATACAATCCAGTAGAGGAACAATGCGATTCAACGCCAGATATAACTGCTTCAGGCAGAAAAGTAAGAGAAGGATATATAGCAAATAATTGTTTACCATTTGGGACGATAGTAAAAATAGAAGGAAAATATTATGAGGTTCAAGACAGAATGAATAAGAGATATAGTTGTGAATATTTTGACATTTTAATGTTTGATTATCACGAGGCAATAGTATTTGGTCGTCAAATTAAAGAGATTAAGTATTATAAATTAGTTATATGAAAAAAACAAAAGCGTGGGCATTGATAGATAAAAAAGGAAAGTTAATTGACAGATGTGTTTTTAGAACTAAAGGAGAAGCGGAATTTGATTTAGATGAAGATTTAGGTGAAAAAATAATTAAAGTAGATATTATAAGATATGACAAAAAATAAAGGTTATGGTATTAAAAAATATGAAATTAATTTTGACAGGCAACCCATTAAGCACACAAACAATTTATAGATCTTCTTGTCGTGGAAGGTTTCCTACACGCTATATGACAAAACAGGGTAAGGAGTTGAAAGAACAATATAAATTGGAAGCCAAAGAACAATATAAAGAGGAAATAATATCAGGCGATTGCGAGTTAGAAATTACTTTATTTTTTAAAGACAAGAGAAGGAGAGATGTAGATAACTTCAATAAATTGATTTTAGATTCTTTACAGGGAATAGTATATGAAGACGATAAACAAATACAAAAATTAATAATTGTAAAAGATTACGATAAAGAAAATCCAAGAACAGAAGTAATAATTAAGTAGTCCATTAAAATAAAAATAGGAGGTGATAAAAATGCTGATAATGATTGACCTTGACGGAACTTTATTTGACACATACCACGAAATAGACATACTACACAAAGCACTATTTGGCAAAGAGTTAGATTGGAACGCACTAAAAGATAAAGATGACTCTTACTGGAAGACAAAATCAGGCAAGTGGACAATGCAAATGTTTCAAAATGACCAATTCTATGCCGAACTTTGACCAATTCTATGCCGAACTTAAAGCATACAAAGGAGCAAGAGAAGTATTAAGGATATTTATGAGAAATCCTAAAAACGAGATACTCTATTGCACTGCCAGAAGTCCTTGTTTAGAAGAAGCAACTGCCTATTCTCTGGGATTAAACAAAATGCCGTATGGCGATTTAATCTTTGTTAGTAGGAAAGATACCCATTTAAGAAAATTAGAAGTAGCAGTGTTAGAATGTCCCGATGTATGTATAGATGATGAATCACGAGTATTATTCGCTTTACGAGAACAATGTTTAGCAACTATCTGCTATACACAGGATTACAACAAGAAATATCCATTCGGCTACCGTGCTAACGATTGGAACGATGTTCACGAAATATTGAAGGGAATGCAACCAAACCAATGAGGGGTGGTTTGTAAAAAAACGACTGCCCCTCCTAAATAAAATATAAATATATGAATAAACAAGATTATAATTTAACAAACTGGGTTGGAGTATTAGAAACAGATTGGGATTATTTTAGAGAAGATTTTGGTTCTGCTAATATGGAAAATATAATAGACAGACTTTTATTTCTTCAAAAAGAAAAAATATTAAAAACAATTGAATGGGATGATGAAACAGATAAAGTATCAATAAATGGTTGTAATATAAATGATGAAGATGATTTGAATGAAGCAATAGAGGGATTAAAACGATTTTAAGAGGAGGTTTAACCTAATAAAAAATCTCCTCGTATAAATAGTTCTTTTTTGGGGCGACTGCAGTATGGGGAGCATTAGAGAATGCCCAACTCCGATGAAAGGGATACCAAGTAATCGGGACTCCCCAAAAGAGAATTATTAAAGAAACTTAAAAACTAAATAGGAGGTGATAAAGAATGAAGAAGACATTAACTGAACTTACAAAAGAAGGTTGGTATAAAGTAGGAGAGTATGGACTTAACTGCGAGATTTACAAACGAGGAGAGCATAGATTGATATGGAATAGAGAAACTCACCACATACAATAGTCATCTTAGGAGATGGATTAGAAATGGAAGCTGTAAATCATTGGCAACACGATAAAAAGAATAGGAAGTTTTTAGAAGGCAAACGACTTAAAAAAGAGTATGATGATTTTGACCGAGACATACTAACTCCATTAGAAAAGGCTTGTGAAAAAGTAGACAAACGAAGAAAACCTACCAGAAAGATTTATATGGGTGGTAATCACGAACATTGGATCAACACATTACTGGCTAAATTTCCTGAATTTATAGGTATGCTTGAACCTGAAAGTTATCTGCATTTAGCAGAAAGAAAATGGGAATGGATACCATTCCTTGATAGAGGACATAGGGGATTACTTTCATTTGGGAAATTAACTGTAATGCACGGTCAATATCATAATAAATATCATACCAGCAAGACAGCTGACGAGTATTCTCATAGCGTTGCATATTGCCATACTCACGATGTCCAGCTTTATACAAAAGTGTTTAGCGATGATCTCGGTTTTCATACTGCACAGAGCATTGGTTGTCTTTGCAACCGGAGTCCGGCTTTCAAATGGGGTAAACCAAACAGATGGGTAAATGCATTTGGCATATTATATGTAAGAAGTGATGGAATGTATAATTTATATGTTCCAATCATAATCGCTGGAAAGTTTGTCTTTGCTAATAAACTCTTCGGAGGTGATTAGATTGATTATAAGAAAAATAGCAAAGTTAATGAGAATTGCCGAAGTAGGAAAAATGAGAGACATCTATCATTGTTCGTTGTATGATCGATGCTTAAAAGTTCCTTGTGCCTATCCTACCAAATCCAGATGTGAGACAATTTTCTATGTAGATGAGAAAAATACTTTTCAACTTTGTCGTTGGAGGGTGGAAGAATTAGGACTGGAACTATGTATTAAAGAAGCAGAAGCATTAGCAAAATGGGAAGAAATGGAAGCACAATAAAAACAAAGGGGGTGGTTTAGATAACTATTCTGCCCCCTACCAAAATAATTAAACTTATATGTTAACACTCAAAAAATTAAAAGAAATAAAACCACATACTATCTTTGAGTTTAAGGCAGGAGAGAACGAGGAAAGAACTTTTATGTGGGTAGCAGTTAAGGGAGGAATACACGACTGGGCTATTTACACCAGTTTAAATGCTATTCCTATGGTAGATTTTTGGGGAGGAGATAAAAAAGGAATAGCTGACTACGGACAGAAATTACACGATGAAAAGAAAATAAAAGAACTTGTTCCTTGTGATGATGAGGCATTCAAAATGTATAGATATTAACTTAACTAATAATTAAAATATATGAAAAAAGAAAATAAAATACACATAAATGAAGTAGAAAATACAGCAAATATAAAATTAATGTCTGGATGTTGTGATGCAGAAGTAGATATTAGTGGTGGTGGTTATGAAGGAGAGGATATTGTTCCAATTACTGAGCGTTGTAGTAAATGTGGAAAGTTGTCTCCTAAAACATATAGTTTCTAATTATTACGATTGGTGTTTTAATTGGAGTTTTAATAACCAGAAAGTATATTGAACCATTATTTTTTAACTAACTGCTAAAGATATATGAAACAAACTAATAAAGATATAATAAAAGAGATATTAGATGAAGAAATTGCAGCTTGTTATAATGGAGGAGAAGGTTGTGTGGAAAGACTTACTAATAAAATTGTCAAAGTTTTTTCTCAAATTCGAAAAGAAGAAAAAAAAGAGATAATAAAAAAAGTTATTGAAGATATAAAGAAAA